TCTGACGTTCATATTCTCAACATTAATATTAATTCCTCCTGCTGCACTACCTCCAGATAGAGGCACAACCGCCTCCGGCCCTGCCTCTCCGATCATTGCAATAGTTGGCTCTGTGACGATCCCGCCTTCTGCTAAGCGCGGGATTGTATTAAGATTAAAGCCAAAACTCGCGCCACCGATCCCGGGTATCCAGTCTGGAATATCAAAATGTATTGAATTTAGCGCGCGGATCATTGTATTAATTCCGCCAATAACGAAATTAATCACCATTTTGACCGCATTCCACATATTCGTGAAATATCCGATGATCGCGCCTGCAACGAATCCCACAACGAGTTTAAGTCCTTCAAATGCTCCCTCTAATATTCCAGTCCAGTCCACAGCATCGGAAATCCAACCGATGAAATCGCCAATAGCTCCAGAAACAAACTCAAACGCCTTTGTAACAAGACCAAATTCTGATTCAAGATAGACTAAAACTATGATTATTCCTGCGATTGCGGCGGCAATCAGGAATAGTGGGCTTGTAAGCATTGCAAGATTAAGCCCTTTGAGTGCAGTTGTTACCGGGCCGATCATTCCCGGCAATGTGGAAATGCCCATAAGCATGGGGCCGCCTGCCGCCATCATCGCGCCGATCCCCTCAAGAGGTTCAAGCGCCGATCCTGCCGACAATGTGAACTCATCCCACGATTGCCTTAACTTATCCATAAATCCATATTGAGTGTTTGCGGCATCGGCAAATTTCTGTGTTATACCCTCTGCTCCATCCATCTTGGTTTTATAAGAGTCTATTTCTTCTGCTGTGATTCCAAGAGAATCATAAAAGTTGTTTAAGTCTCCATCTGCCGCTGTAACCGCTGATCTCCATTCACGCGTCGCAACCGCTCCGGCCATACCTTTCCCCTCCATCACACCAAGGGCTGCGATGGTATCGTCAAGACCAAGCCCAAGACCGACCACCTCCGGCGTCGTGTATCCAACAACAGAATTGAAGTTGTCCATATCCAGGGTTGTATTGCGCAATAGGTATGTCATATCATCAAGATACGCGGTGGATTCCTCAGCGGTTAAATTCCACGTCTTCATTGCAACGGTCATTGTGCCGGTGACTTCAGACGCGGTTTTACCGATTGCATCTCCCAATGTATCATACTGAGTTGCAACCTTCTGTATGGTTTCGGTGTTTGTCTCTCCCGCGCGCGTGAGAAGATCAAAAGTCGCGGTGACCTCAGATAATGGAAACGTGACGTTTGTAGTCTCAAGCGCAAGATTGCGCATCTCCTCGGTTGTTTTGCCCAACTGCGTTGCTGTGACTGTAAGCTCTGCATTCTGTTTTTTGGCTTTGTCTGTCAGCCCGATAATTGCAACACCTGCGGCGGTCATGGCTGCACCAATCGCCGGCCCGAATTGTTTGAGTTTATCCCCCATCGACGATAATTGAGTTTGCGCGCCGCCAAGACCTTTATCAAATCCTGACTTGTCCATGGTCAAACGGGCCTGAAGATTACCAATATCAACTGTGCCTGCCATTCTGCGCCTCCAAAGTGTTTTGCACTACATATATTTTCCTTGCCACCGCTTTCATCTCCTCCACAGTCTGCTCCTGTGATTTTTGTCCATCGCTGAAAAAGTCAGTCCACTTAAACCATTTGTCTGACTGCTTTGTCCTCTTACAATTCCACATAGAGGCACACAGGGTCCCTATACGCACGTTTTCCATAGTTTGTAATTGTTTTTCTCTTTCGTTTACACCAGCCAACACCGCGTTTATTTCCTGCGGTGTGAGAGCGTAAACGACACGCGGGTCGATAAATATACCCTGTGAAATTACCTGATCTACATACTCATGCACCCAGAGGGGCGGGTTTAGTTTTTTTCCTGCTCGCCCCCTATCTCTTTGCTTTTTGGCGCAAGTGTTTCCACGATTTTCCCCACAGCGTCAAGAATCTCAGACAATTCGCACTCATCAAGAATCCGATCCCATTCGTCCGGTGTCGGGCGCTTTTCGTTTACATCTGTGATTGTATTTTTGACAAATACTGCTGCTTCTGTTATTCCGATGCTTGTGGATAACTGAGAAAGCGGTTTTCCAAGCTCATCTTCAATCCGAATTAAATTAGGCACTGTTGGTCTCAGTCTATATTCAGTTCCTGCCAAAAAAATGGGTATATCTGGTTTCATCAATTACACCTCACGTAAATAATGTGCCTGTAACTGCACCAGAGATCTTGAAATTGAACGAAACCGCCACATAATCCGCCATCGGAATCTCAATTGGTACGCCGGTAATAAATCCAGTGAAGACCATCGTCTCACCGTCTGGGAATGTGATCGTATATGTGTCGGTGTTGCCTGATGCGTCACCAATTGCGCGGGCGTAAAGCCTGTTCTGACTTGCATCGTCTAAGACTTTATACAGCCGTATTGTTACCGTGCCGCCGTCTTTTAGCCCGGGGCAGTATTCCTTCCACTCACTCGATGAGTGGACAGTTGTCTCTATGCTATCTATAGTTACACCATCAAGAGTGAGCTCCTGAATATAACCTATGTTTCCTGATGCGTCGGCAAAAGTTACTTTTTTGCCGAGTGTTCCTGAACATGTCATTTGTTTTAGTCCTCCTTAATTAATTGAAAATTCAACGTCCATACGTGTGCTAATCCGGCATTAGTTGTGATTTTGCCGAGATGCACAATGTCAGAGATCAAAAAGATCCCGTAATAATCTGATCCTAATGTTTGTCTTACCACCTGCCTCAAAGTGTCTCGGATAGTCTCCGCCTGCGCTCTGCCCGTTGTGTATGAGGCATTACGCACGCGCACCTGCACCGTTGGACGATTGATAAAATACGATCCATCCATGGTCTGATCCGGTGCGAATCCGCCAGAATCATAGACTGTCACAACAGATGCGGGTGTGTTTGGCTCTGACCCGATAAACAAATTAGTGCCGCTTGTCAGACTCGTGATCTGTGTGTCCAGATAATCCGCGATCTCCTTTGCCGGTGACGTCATAGTTTCATCTCCTTTGCCAGATATGACAATAATTTAGATTCGGTCTCTTGCACGGCATGTTCAAGAAATTTAGCTTCTCCTACATCGTGGTGTGCTTCTAAGTTTTCATGCACTGACACCGCATAGGCATTGTCTTGATCCCAGTTTCCGGAAAACTTCTCGTATCCGACAACCTGCGTGTGTTTGTTCCCGTCTTGCAACGGGCCTTCGTTGAAAGACCGCGCCCGCAACTCTCCGGTCTTGCGCGGGGTTTTTGGAATCGTCACGCGGATTATCTCACCACCTGCTTTCTGCAACGCCTCGGCGGTTTTCTGTGTCATCTCTTTGTCAAGCACAGACAAACGCGCTGCTAGTTTCTCTTGCCCTATCAGCATCATGCCGGAAATCGCCATTAGAGATCAACTCCTGTGTGGTGTAAAGTGCCATCAGCGTTGCGGGCGTGCCTGAGTGCTTTTGGCACTAATATTTTTCCATCTGGTAATGTAAATCTGTCATCATATGATACCTCGCGCGCCACAGTCACATGACAAATAGAGATCACCTCATCCCCTGTCTGAGTATATACTTTCTTTTGTCGGTATGATACCCGCGCGGGTAAAGATACCGCCGCATTGTATGATACATCATTTGCCATATCGCGGCTGTGGAATTGCTCATAAGTCACAGTCTGATTGAGATAATCCGCAAGCATCAGGTGTGTCCTCCCGACGTAATCCATGCAATAACAAACGCAATTCCTGCAGATATACCCATGGATACCGCCATTAATTTTCCAGACAAATTTTGGCTGGTTTTTTCCAGATCTCTTATCCGATCTTCGTGATCCTCATGACATTTTTGGTTGTCTTTTTGGATTTTATCCAGACGGTCAATTATATTTTCCAACTTTTCTTCCATCCGTGCAATTGACACGTAAATCCGCTGTCCCTCCTCCATCAGATAAACTCATCCTCCGTCGATCCATCGAGTATTCCGGCATTGTCAAGGTCAAGATAATCCAGAGTGTCCGCGCGTGTCTGTCCTGATGATATATCTGAGACCAAAGACAAATAATTGCAAGTATCAATAATCTGCTGATATTTGCTCATATACGCCTGTGTCTGCCCCCCATCACCATATGCTATTGCGTAGTCATCTATTTTCTCAGACTTTACTCCGCTCGATCCCGCACCGGATGAAAGCATTGAGGCGATATAATACGTGATCGCCTCATTTCCATACACTGATCCAACACAGGAGGGCGCTGCCGCTGCAAATCGCGCAGACGCTATTGTGTATAACGTTGTCATTGTAGCGGGGACGGCAAATGGAGTAATCACAGGGAGAAGTGCCTCTACATCAGCCTGAGTCATGATCAATCACCTCTCAGCACGCTCCCTTACTTCATTTACAAAGGCAATGTGCCGCTTTTCCCATTCGTCCACGTGCCCTTTAAATCCGTTATATACTGCATCCACGCACTGTTCGTCCTCGTCAAAGTCTAATAATTCCGGATGCTCTGCAAATGCAATCACAAGTTCCTGAATCTCGCGCTTTAGTAGTGGTCTGTAATAAATGTCCTCAAATGCCAGCATCAGCACCATATCAATGGCCTGACAGACAATCTCCTGTTTGCGTTTGCTGTCATTGTCGGTGAGATATTCCCGCGCCGTCTGTTTGAGCGTTTTATTAAGCAATTCAAACATTGGATCGTCATAGACAAAGACGGAATCAGGATCTTTTTTGCCTTGCCGTATAAGTTCGGGGTCGCCGTTGCAGCGATATCTTAAAAGCACCTGCCACGCCTTACCGATTGCCATTTCCATTCCGCCTTTACAGGTTTTTTGAAACAGTCTGCCAAGTCCGGTTGTATAACAATTATGCGTGAATCCAACACGCGGTTTGTTGTGGTTCATCTGCTCCATATTAGCGGGCTTCGCCACGATTTCCATTTATCTGCCTCCTGCTCTGTATTTTGGCTCTCTCACAACGCGCGCCGATAGTGTCACTGCTGTTTCCGCACCCCCGGTGTTTCGGATAATCCACATATATTTCTTAGCTGAATTGAGCCATGCGCTGTATTCGTCTCCCGATGCACCTGTAACAGGTGTTTTCTGCCCGGGCGATGTCGATATAGCGTAAATATACTCTCTGGGGGCGTATTCGTTGCCGGAATCGTCTACCGTTGGGGTGTGATACAATTTTGCATATGGGTTTAAACTCGGATCGCACCCGTCACAACGGTTGAAACCAAACATTGTGATTTCTGTGCCGTTGTCTGATGCAATCACTCCCTCATAAAATTCTACTGTAACTGATGACAGAGTGGATTGAACAGATGTCTTAAATTTGTGTATGTGCGGGTTTGTATTTGTGCCGTTTAAACTCGGATCAAACAAAACATAGACCACCCCTGCCGCTGCGAGTGCGGGTGTGTGGTGCGCCCACCGAAACACATCGCCCACAGCTATAGCATGTCTGACATTGTCATTGGTGACAAGCCGCCCGGCGTAATCAATTATGCCGGTTTCACTGTTTTTATTTGTTGGTAACATATCTGATCACTCCTAAAAAAAGGCGTGATCAGGTGATCACACAGGTAATTATACCCTTGTTTGTGGTGCTTGATGTCTGTCTCAGGTTACTAAGCGGTGTCCTCCAGACATCATATTGATATTCCTTTGCACCAAGTTCAGGATTATCCCATTCGCGCACCTTTACGCCGCCCTGACCGAGAATGACGCCCGGACAGTTTGCGGAGATAACTGCAACCGCGTTTCCGGATGCGTCGCCGAATGGTTTTGAGGGGAATACTGGGATATTATACCCGGGCACGCGTGCAATACCTTTTGCGAGATCTTCGGGCGACCCAATTGAGTATGTCGATGATGCAAGAGCCGCCACATACTGAGCAAATGGATCAGGGTCCATAACAACAGCCGTTGCACGGTACGGTGATAGAGTACCCACCATGCCACCAATTGTCTTGATCGGGCTCACCGAATCCCAGTCGGCCGTGGTTGCGGTCTGTGGTGTGGTTGCAATCTGAGTTGCAATCAGGGTTTCAAGATTCTCCGCAAGTTCTGCGGCTGCGGCGCTCTTCTGGATCATGAGCGGATCGCCGACATCGGATTCCATCACAGACTCGTCAGATACGGCGAGTTTAACCCTGTCCTTATATAGCGTGATATCCACACCGGCGGGTGTTGCGTTCTTTGTTACCGCATGCTCAAATTCAACCAGCTGAGACTGCACCGCAAGGTTTCCCATAAGCGGGATGGTTGCGCGCAGTTTTTTCATTGACATTGTCGGACAAACGCGCGGATCAACCAGCATACTCATTTCAGTAGCGGCTTTCCACACGTCACCAAAGATTTTTCTGGCAGTCCATGATCCTGAGATCTGACCGTATCCAATTACTCCACTATCTGCCATTTTAGACCACCTGTCCTACAAATACAGTTACAATAGTCGTTGTTGCTCCGCCTTCAGTTACCCTACCAAGCGGGCAGGGTCCTGCCGATGGTGCAAGCGTCTGGAATGGGTTTGCGACTACAATTGCTTTCCCGGATTTTCCACCGACGATCTGCCCTGTATAGCAGTTTCCATCTGCGGTGACTCCCACCTCTCCGCGTACAACACATCTGACTTTTGCGCCTGCTGCTGCTGTCTCAATTGCTACCGCGTAAGGTGCGTTTCCGGATGCGTCACACGTTGCAACGGTTGATGCCGCTGCTCCGGTGATAGTTACAACGTCACCCTTTGTGACACCTGCGCCCCCGTCGGTAAATTCCTGGATTATAGCAGTATCGCTAAACTCTCCTAATACATAAGCCATTATTTTTCACCTCAGAAGAAAAAGAGCCCCGACTCTTTCTCAAATTTCTCAACCTCTGCCTGTGCAAGATTCTCTGCATCGATCGGGGTTGTACTTGTCTCGCTGCCTTCCGCGCCTTTTGCGGCGGTTGCATTCTCAGCGGTAAACTTTGCGAGTTTCACTGCAAAACCGGCCGCATTGGTTTCAAACTCTTCACGTGTGGCTTTCTCTTTATCTCCGAGCCAGCCTTCCGGCAGGATATTCTTCATCTCAGTCCATGCCGCCTCGGCCTTCTCAAGCTTTGCGGCGTTTTTCATCTCTTCAAGCTCTTTTAGAGCCTTATCACGCTCTTCGGTGATGTTCTTGATTTCTTCGGTATTATCAACCATCTCTTTGATTTCCTCCTGCACATGTTCGGCAGGCTTTAAATTTTCAATAGCCTCTGTAAATCTCTTAAAAAGGCCTTTTGACTCTTCGTCCATAAACTCCTCCTTTTCTTTCAAATTCTCAAACCGTGCGCTGTTGTCGTTCGGATAACAATTCGGGCACGCGCCCCGATCAAAGATTAACACATGATTAGGCGCAACCTGTCCTGCGAGTTTATCCTGTCCGTTAATGTTTGCAATCTGACCCCCAAACCCTGTAGATAACGAAAGCGTGCCTGCCGCGGCCTTTCTGTCTAATTCCGGATCGTCGATCTGCAAAACCCCTCTCAGGACGGGTTCACCTGTGCCTTTGGTCGCCCCCGCGACTCTGCCTACTGTCTGATACTCTGCGGGCAGGTTTCCGGCCGTTACGCTTGCACCGTCTGGGTGTTTTAATGATTTACCGTTGGATTTAGCGTATATAACCGGAATACCGCGCCACGCGTCCACATTATCGAATGCCTCAGCCGTATAGTGGATCATGCGCCCGTTATTCTTTATAAGAGTGTCTAAGCGTTGCAGGATAACGTCATGCGTGTTGGAAATTGCATTTCCTATGCCATGCAATTCAATGTTTTCCACTGCCGCCGATCCATTGCTGCCTGCGGCGTGTTCATTCGGATACGGCATTAAGTAGATATTATCAACGCGCGCGCGTATATAGTTTTTTGTATTTTGAGGTAAAAAAAAAGGTTTTGGTTAGTCGCTTTGGGTTAAATTAATTAATTGATTCATCAACCGTAAGAGAATACGTATAATTATATCTACGCCCACACGATTCACATTTAACAAAAAAAGATCTTTTTCTTTCTTTTTGATTGATTTTATCACAGCGGACTATTCCCCGTATTATCTGTAATTCAGAATTACATAGTGGGCACTTTACTGATTTTAGTTTCATTTTTTAAAACCCCCATCAAATTAATTCAGGAATAAATTCTTTATTCTCAAGTTCACTTCTCATCTGTCCTCATCTCCTTAATCTCAGGGTTCTTGAACAACTTCCGGCACCGCGAGCAGGTGACATACCACCCCCCGCCCTTGTAATTCCACTCATGACCGCAGCGCGGACACTTGACTTTCATTTAAGCACCCACTCCATAAGCGTAATTGCTTTTTTAAGGTGCATTTCAGAGAGTATTTTTTCCACACCTTTCTCCGCATCTTTGGGCATTGATTTACTCTCTAATTCTTTCAGCTTCTCTCTAAGAAGCACAGTCAGCGTTTTAATTTCTGTCTCGGATTTCATTCTTCAGCATCCTCCAGAGGGCAATGTTCAGGTATTTTTGTATTATCAATCGGCAATCCATTACACTGACAGATATCTACTGCCTGATTTGCACACGGACACACAAAGCAACAATCTAATTTTTCTGTTGCAATTCTAAATCTAATCTGCTTTACCATAGACTACTATTATACTTAATATTTAAAAATGGTTATTATTGCCTCAAAAACTCCAAAAACCCGGTGACATTGCACTTGCCGTGAAAGCGGGAAGGCAAGCCGTTTAAGTCGATATATCGCTGCAAATCTGACGCTAAAACCTCTTTAATATCCGGCTCTACTGCCTTTTTGACCTTGTTTTGATACGCCCTAATCACATCACGCGATATATTATCGCCTTTAAACTCATCAAGCGCTTTGATCTGGGCGGGGAATAGTCCAATATTCTGATCGATAATCTCTTTCTGTTTTTTTGTCAGTGTTTCCGGCCTTGCCATTATTCTTCAACCTCACTAATATCAATATTCTCCGCCTCGCTCTCTGTAACCGGCAAGCCTAATTCTTCCACGGCAAAATCTGCCTCTGTCAGAATGCACCGGCAGTTATATTCCCCCAATATGGGGGCTTTTTCAAGCGGATATATTTTGCCGTCTCTCATCGCGTGCTCCGGTCTGACCATCTCATCTCCGGCAGTGATATACTGGACATATTTTACATTGCTTTTCCTATACCCATCCATTCTGGCGGTCGTGCGGATCTTCTGCGCCTCTGTCCTCGCTGCTGTAACGGCCCTATGTTTAGTGCCTTCAAAGTATCCTTCAAGCTGTTCCGCCACATCAAGCGGATAAACTCCGGCTTTCTGACCTTCCGCCATGATCTTAAGGACTTCTTTGGTTTGTTCCTCCTTAAAGTCAGAAAGCCATGGGATAAAGCGCGCCTCTGTGGTCGCTCTGACTTTGCCTGGTGCAATCTTGACATATTTCGGCTCGACACAAATCGACCCGCCCTTTTTCATATACTTGGTATAATCTTTGGTTATGTCGTCTGTCACACCATCAACAACAGCCTTTGTGAATTTAGATCTACCCATTGGAGTGTCTTTATTAATGCGACCCATCTCTAATAGGTCATCAAAAATCGATCCGGCAGTCAGGCGGGCGATTTCTTCCGCCTGCGCTGTGAGTGCAGCGGAAACCCCTGTCTGCCACGCATTAAAGACTTTAATTATCTCCTCTTCTGACATCTACCCTACCAAATACAAAACAGCTAACCCGGCAATACCAATAAAAACCATAATCCCCGCCACGATCAAATAAAACCGAACGACCGCATCAAGATCAATATCATCATTATCGCCGCACCCCCCATTATCGACACCAGATACAGACCAAAGATACGGAATATTATCTCCCGTGATTGCCATTGATCATCCTCCAGCCGCTTTTTTAGCGATCTCAATAACTGCCTTTCTTGCCTCGTCATGTAATGCCTCCAATCTCTTCTGTGTCTCCGCTTCTACATCCTCGCCGACAAGGTTACCAAACCCGGCGCTGACAATTTCTGGGTACTGATCTTTAACTTGCATTTCTAATTCCGGCGTGTATTCGTCAAGTTCAAGTTCTGACAGATTGCGCCTGATTTCCTCTTTTGTGATTGCTTTCCCTTCTATGCCTATTTTCACCTGTTCGCGCATTTCTGCCGATCTATCAATGTTCGGGCGTTTTAACTCTATACGGACGTTGTAATCCTCATATCCGTTTGCAGTTAGCAGCGGTTTGAAAAAGTCCTCGAATGCCTCTTCGATCCATGCCTGGGTGCCTCCGATATAGTTCGCCCATATCTGCGCGGCGCCTTTATCGCTCGCGCCCATCGAGTTTCCTTTTTGCAAAACGGTTGTCGGATTGAAATATGACTCAATCCACTTAATCAGCATTTCAAGGCGCTCAGCGGCGGTCTTGCTTTCGCGGATCTTGACGTCCGGGAAGGACACGCCCGGCGGGATCACATATGAGGTATTCTTGCCCCAATTTTTGACAAATGATTTGGCCCATGTCTCTAAGACCTGGCCGCCGCTTTCAAGCATCGGGAAGATCGACGGCGCGCCGACACGGTTTACCTGCTGATCGCTTGCCTTGTTGGCAAAGTCGATTGCAGCGATTATAGGATATACCGGAGCGGCGTATGCCTCTCCTGCTGGTTTTGGTGCTGTCGGATCGGTGATGATCACGCCATTCTGGATCTGCACCTGTTTTAATCCTGTGCCCTGAGTCTGCCAGATCTCAGTCTCGCCTTTGTCGTTGATGATGATCCCCGGCATAAGCTCGTTTTGTATGTCGCCGTGCCCTGGATACATCGAGAATGTATGCGCCGGAAGGCTCCGGATCTCCTGAAGCTCTAATTTTCCACCCCTGCGGACATACCCTGGGCTCTTGACAGATGCGCCAAACGCAACGGTTTCATACCACGCGATCTGCATTGCCGGATACGCGCGGCATTTCTCGAAAGTCTCTTTGATCCACGTTGTCAGGGTTTCGTCGTGTTCCCCGTCGGCATCCTCCACCCAGATATCAGGTCTTCCGGGGAAGATCTGAACCTGCAAATTCTCTATCTGCGTCGCAAGGTGGATATTCCTAAGCCATTTATACGCTCTTTCCGGTGTTATCGCTGCCGGCGTATAAGATCCACTTGCCGAAAGCGCTAATGATGTTTCCTCGCCCTCTGCCGGGCCTGTTTTTTTAGCTACCATCTAAACAAACCCCAAATCTGTTTTTTTCTTTTCTTTCTTCACAGTGACGGAATACCCCCGCCTGAGTAATTCATCGATCAATTCAATGTTTGAAAATTCGTAGATCTGGTTTATATCAATCCAACACTCATTAATCTTATTTACCATAAATCCTCTTCCTCCTTCATTCCACCAAAGCCGGTATATATACTCATATCTCCAACATCATATTGTTTTTCTGATAGTTCAGTGATTGCCCATACAAGAGCATCAACGCGATCCGGTGATGACATCCCAGGCAGCCACGAACACATCTGATCCTCCAGTTTCGGGAAATGTCCTATATGATGCACAAGTCCCTGTTCATACAGGGCGGCTATTGGTTCGGCACGCATCTGTTTGCCCCGTGAGGCGGTGACTTTCTTATAGGGTATATCTCTTTTTATAGTTCTTAAGTTTACCTCTACCAGATCACCGCCGTTGTTGGTCTCGCCGATCACCCTGTCGGCGCGATGCTCTTCAAATGCAAAAACAACTTTCCGCGCCCACTCAAGCGGCGATCCACGAACAGAATAATCCCCCAAAACGTAATAATGATTATTTGATCCTACTCCTGCAACCACTATCCCGGTCTCGTCTGATGTTGATGTCCCCGTGACTGCGGGGTCTACACCAACCACAACGCGCTGCAATCCCGGCACACTTTCGGGTTTCCCCAAATATCTATACTGATGAATATCGGCATATTTCCAAAGCCCGCCTTCTTTTGGTGCGGGACGTTGCTGATAAAGAGAGGCCCAATCATATTGCCCGATAGTCACGCGGATCTTTGCAAGACGATCAAGATCGTATTTATTCTCCCAAAGAGGGTCACCAATTGCGCGCGGATCTTTTGGATGCTGGTTTTCTTCACAAATTGCAGGCAGATTTAAAATAGTCCATTTATCAGCATCCTCATCCTGAGACTGCTTTAGTAATCTGCCTCCTAAATCGTCCTCGTGCCAACGGGTGAGCGTCACAAGAATCTGCGCGTCCTTCTCCAGTCGGGTGTAAAACGTAGAGGTATACCATTCCCATATTTTTTCTCTATATGTGGTCGATGCGGCTTCCTCTCGGTTTTTGATAGGGTCATCAATAATACCAACATCACACCCCATACCGGTGATACCCCCACCAACACCAGACGATCTATACGCCCCACGATGCCCGACGATCTCAAAAATATCAGAGTTCCGCAGATACGCACCCTTTGCCGTTTTCCTAACGTTATCACCGCTTAATGTGGTATCTGGGAAAAGCGCCTTATATTTAGTATCATCAATGATTCGCTGAACGTCACGATTCATCAGAGACGCAAGATCGGCAGAATACGAACACGCAATCACAGAGGAGTTAGGGCGCTTGCCAAAGATATACGCCGGGAGGCGGCGGGAAACCAACTCAGATTTTCCATGCCTTGGCGGCATAAATACCATTAGGCGTTTTATTTCA